AAGAAGGAAGAGAGTTTGATGTTGCAGATTCAAACTGAGATCGAAGAGAATTTAAAAGGGAGACGTACGCGCTTACCAACGGAGAACCCTTATCCTCTTGTCCGGCATACAATGCCCAACACCAATCATTGGATTTATAGATTGCGTCAATGTCACTCATGGACAAGCCGTTTATCTCACCAAATAACTGCTCTTTGTACTCTGGATGATTCCAGATCCACTCAATATATGATTGAATGAAGGTGCGGCACTCAAGGTTTGCCCAAGAGTCAATCCGCAACGCATACGCTCTCATCAGATGCCAACGAACATCGTCGACAGTCGAACCCCACCGTAGGGAACACAAAACACGTTCTGTATCTGGAACAGGTAACCAGACTCCAGAACTCGAGCCATCAGGTTGCTCGTATCTGAAACCTTGCGATAAGAACTGAACGTCCTTCAAGAGCCGAGGCTCCTCACAAGGGGTCTTGGTAGTGATACCGATACCACTCCATAATGGGGCAATAGTCTTAGGGTTGAACCAATCCACGCACAGTTGAGATACTGTAAACGTGTTATCGTCGCCATTTAAGGCAGCCGCAACATTAGACATAAAGTCCTCATAGCTTCCGAACACATCACCTTCGTAGTTTCGCATTGATACATCACTCGTCATCGCAGCAGCTACCGAAGCAGCATTTGCAGTTCCGAATTTCTTCTCAGCTAATTCTATCCAAGCGTAAGCAAACAACCGAAACAAAATCATGGTGTTATCCACAATAGTATTGGCTGATCCCGACGGGTTTCCAGTGTGTTTCTGAATAAGCTCACCATTCTCAAGAACAATCACAGAATGAACTATGTCGTCATACAGGCGTTGAAACCTGCGAGAATTTTCAGGTGTTTTATGCTCCTCGCTCAGCATTTGCCACCTAATCTCCATTTGGCCATACATGGCCCGCGCAAAAAGACTAGAATCATATTCTGATTCATCTAGCTCAAAGGCATGGGGGTGGACGCTCAAGCGCGCAAAAAGTGCATTCCAACCTTGCAAAAATTTGGATGCTCCAACGAAAGACCAAGTCTTACCGTTGGTCTGATAGAACTTTGTGTTCATATCAAGACAGAACCGGTTAAGGGCAACTGAATGCTCCACCGGTGAGGCCGTAAAAGTGCGAATCTTATTTTCTAACAACTTTTCCGCGGCACGAAGCTCTCGCTTCTGACTACACGTCCATATAGGTCGCATAGGCCGTTCTGCCTCATTCCCTAGCATTTTCCAAAAATCAGCAAGCATGTGCTTGGGACCCGTATCTAAGAAACCACCTTTCGAGTGGAAATCAAGAGACATTGGATAACCCACAGACGTTGTCCGGTCACATTCCTTAACGCAAGTTTCCTCGCTCAGTACATGTGATCCGCCCATGTGTCGCATGAAATGCTGTAGAGTCCATTCTCCGGCAATAGCCCAGCTTTTCTCATTCAATTGAGGCTGTGCTTTGTCATACTTACTAACACTCTTAAAAGAGGCGTTCAGATTGGGAATGACCCCACGATAAGCTGTTCCAACAAAGAGTTTCTTCTCTAAGCAGAATTCATCTAACGATGTATTAGGTGCCCATTCGTCGCCGCCTTGTTTAACAT